GCAGTAACTTCGTCGCGCTCGTTGCCGATCATGGCTTCACGCGCTTGCAAATAATCAGCCTGCGAGATCAGACCGGCCTTTTGCGAAGCCTCCAGATCCTTCTGAGCATTTTTGTACTCGGCGAGCACGCTATTGAGCGCGTTTTTCGAGTCATTAAAACCGGATAGATCGACGCTACCGGCGGCTGCTTTTGGGTCCTTTTTCTGCTCGTCGATTGCCTTGCGCAACTGGTCGTAGGCACCACCGGAAAACTTCTTCCCGTCAAACTGAACACCATCCAACAGCGCCGATTTTTGTCCTGTTTTTTCCGCGTTCTGATAGAGCTTGGTGAACTGGTCATCGAGTTTCTTGTACGCGTCCCGACGCTTCGCGAGCGGATTCAGGTTGTCCATTTGCTTGTCCAGTTCCTTCTGGACAGCGATCAGTTCCTTGTTCGCTCGGGTCTCCTCACCGGTGGCCGCAGCGTTGCTTTCGCTTGCTGACAAACGCGCCTTCAGCCCTGCAAGCCTGGCTTCCAAAGCCGGCGTCGAGTCGTCATTCTCCCCGTCATCCAGCCCCAGCGAAGAGTTCAGCCAGCTGAGCCCGTTGGATAGAGCACCGGTAACGCCACCACCCTTCCGGGTATCCAACACGCGCTGGGTGATTTCGATCTGCTTGGCCAAGTCGGGAAAAATCTCAGACCGAACTTCAGCATAGGCACCCTTGATGGCCACTTTCACCCGATCCCAGTCACGCTCGATGTCGGACAGGGATTCGCGGTAGTTCTTCAGACGCTCCAGGGCCGACTGATTGAGATCTTCACTGAGGACGTCCAGTGCTCGCTGATGGTCTCCCTGATCATCAATCGCCTTGATCGTCTGGTATTGCTCGTAGGTAAGCAGCCCATACTGGTCGCTGATCTTCTCGGCGGCTTCTGTAGCGGTGTCACCGGCATTCGCGAGCGATTTGGCGATGTCTCCAGCGCCCTTCCCTGTCACTTCACCTATTGCTGCGGCGGCCTGAGCCAGGTTCTGCATTTGGACGCCGCTGGTAGTGGCACCGGAAGCCAGCGCAATCACTGCCTCGCGAGCGCCAGCAAAGTTCTCAGTGATCGCACCAGCGGATTCAGCCATAACCTTGAGGCTGGCAATGCTCTGCCCAGCATCGTTCGATCCGCCGTTGATGGCGACGTTGAACTCGCGGGCCTGCTTCTGTGCGTCGAAGTAGGCATATCCCAGCGCGCCGAGGACACCGGCTAGCAAGCCGGCGGGAATCAGCGCTGCTGCCAGACTCTTGGCGGAAGCGCCTGCCCCGGCGCCGAGCTGAGCAACCGCCCGTGCACCACTACCCCAATCCCCAGACTGCAAGGCATTGGTCAGCTGCATCACGTTTTCTTGAGCCTGGCGGGTGCCGAGCTTCAGCTTGTCGAATGCAGTTTCTGTCGCGGTCAGGCCGTCACGGTCTTTGCCGATCTTCGCCAGCGCCTCACCGTAGCGAGTCGCGTCAATCTGACCGGCCTTGTACAGATCGTTGAGTGCTTTTTCCTGCGCCTCCAGCTTTGCCAACTTCGCAGTGACCGGGTCGATGCCGTTGACCGTGCGCTTCAACGCTTCAATCTGACGGTTTTCAGCGTCGATCAGCCGCTGCTTCTGTGCCATCTCCTTGGCTTCGGCTTTCTCGATCTTGTCATAGGCCTTGGCGAGCCGGTCCTGATAAGCCTCCTGCTGTTCAATGGTGACAAGACCGCCCTTGCGAGCACGCTCCAGCAAACCTTCAGCCTGGATCAGTTGCTCCATGCTGCCGATGTTGCCGGACATCGCCTTGTCGAGCTGGCTGATGATCGCGATTTCACTGGCTGCACTGGCACCGGCCTTGCGACTTGCATCGACTTGGCGCTCTTTGGCGCCCGTGGTTTTGTCGATTCCCTGAGCAGCCTCATTCTCAGCTTGGCTGATCTTCTTGCCGGTATTGGCCAGCCCCTCGCCAGACTTGCCGAGATCATCGATCGCTTTTTCGGCATCGGCCGCCGAATCGACCAGTTTGTCGAGATCGTCAGCCGCCTTGGATGCAGACGAGGAGTTCACCTCGATGCCGAGGGACGCGAAGGTGGTGCTCATTTACTGTCCCTCTGTTCCGCCATCACCCGCAGGGCTTCGGCTTCCATGACGCGGATATCTGGAAAGACGCCGGCGACCTCCGACCGGGTAAGCCCGAGGAAGCCCGCGACATGGCGAATTGACGTGTAATCGAGTCCGGTAGCGCCGCACGCGCCTGTACGCCACTGGGTGCCCATGGCCTCAAAGACCTTGAAGGCTTGCCAAACATCAGGCCAGACCTCACAGACTTCGTCGGGTATGTCACGAAGAGAAAGGCCGAAGGCCGCCAGCGATTCGGCTGACGGCCCCGGCTCGTACAGCTTGCGGGAGACGCTTAGGAGTTTCCCAGGCGTGCATTGCTGAAGGCATCGGAATAAGCGGCCAGCACCGCGCCCGGAGTGGCGGCGATGGATTTGACCAGGATGCGCAGGTTTTCGTCGGTGAACTCTTCAGCGATATCCCAGCCGGCGACGATCGCCTTCAGCTGCTCGACCTGCAAATCAATCAGCAAAGCCGTGAACTGCTCGATGCCGGCCTCTTCCGCTTTCTCCTTGAGCGCCTTATGACGCTCACCCCACTCTGCATAGAGGCCAGCCAGTTCAGTCCGATCGCGATATTTGAATTCGAACTCAACGCTAACCGGATCGCCGCCGACCGTAGGCAGCATGACGACGTGTTTGAAGGTTGGATTCCGGGCGAGTGTGAACTTTGCCATGTGCCTTCCTTACGCCGAGGCGCTGTAACGAGTTGGGCGGCCGGTCAGCGCGATGCTGATAACGCGAGTCATCAGGTTGTTGCGCGACATGGTCGGGGTCGAAGTGATTGAGACGTAGCCGTTGTAGATGATGCGGCTGCCGCCCGGCAGGTTCAGGCGTAGAACGCGGGCCTGCTTGTCGTCGTCAGCCTCCTCGCAAACATCGACATAGGGCTGCGACGGATCGTCGGCGACCGTGATGGTCAGCGTGATCGGGTTCTTGGTGGTCGGCATCTGTCGGTCATCATCGTCAGCCAGGAAGCCGAACGTCAGAAACTGCTGGTCGCCGCCGCTCGACCCGAGCTCGGTGATTTTCGAGATCTCGGTGAAGGTCGTCACCTCGCGAGCGGTACCGACGCCCGAGCCGGCCGGATACTGCTGAATGTTCGTGGTGTTGACGCCATCGAGCGCAAAGGTGCCGCTGGCAATCTCGCCGACTTGCACGGCGCGGCCGTCCAAGCGGGTCCAGCCAGAGCTGACGGCGATGATGTCGCCCTCTGCCAGCCCATGCGCCGCAGCGGTGGCCACTGCCGGGTTGGCATTGGTCAGGGCAGTGAATGGGATTGCAGCGCCGTAGGCGGAAGCAATTTCGAACGTTGCGCCGTTGGGCATTTGAATGCCGGCCATGGGGTTTTCCTCTCTTCAGAAATGACAAAACCCGCTCAATGGCGGGTTCTGGGTTTGCCCAATGGGCGAATTAGTTGGTGTCGGCGCGGTACGCGAACGAAACCGGAACGGTGTAAGTCGTGTCGTCAGGAATACCTGGCCCTTGGTCAACCGGTGTCATGGTCACCACGGTCAGTGCATTCTTCGTGTTTCGCTCGTACAGCGGAAAAAGCGCGGCGATCTGGTCAGCCAACGCCCCGGCCGCGCCGCGATACTTGCCCGCTGGTGTCACGATGCTGACCTGAAACACACCGGTGAAGAGCTTGTGATCGCCGGCGAGCGTGTTGCTCGTGGTATCGCCCGGCAGCGTGAACGCTTTTAGGTAGGTTGCACCGTCGACGGGCGTGAATGTCTCGTTCTCGACCACAACCTTGAGCGGTATCGGCAAAGCCTTCGCCCAGGTGATCAGGCGGGCCTCGTAGATCGAAGCGATGGTGTTGTGGCTCATACCTGGTTGTTCCTGATGGCTTCGTCGACGATCTGCTGGAACCGCGCGAGCGTGATCCGCACCATGCCGCCCGGTGCCTGCTTGGAATGGCCGTACTCGAGCGGCACTGCATATGGCAAGTTGTTCACGATGTACGCCGTTTGCCCGATGGTCAGTTGCTCGACCTGAAGCCTGAGCTTCGCCAGCGTTACACCGCCGGCCGGATCGACCTGATCGAGCTCACCTTCAGCCGGTGCCCCGATAGAGAACTGCCAGTTCCCACGAAAACGGCCGCCGACGTAATCCTTGCCGGCAACCAGTCCATTCACGTTGAAGTTCTGGTCGCGCTCTGCCTTCGTCAGCGGCTTGGCGTACTTCACGCCGCGCTTCAGTTTGCCGGCTTTGGTGAAATTGCTCTCGTCGAGATTGATGAGGGTGTTGCGCACGGCGACCTTGAAATCGTAGTGATCAGCGGCACGGGTGTTGGTAGCGCGATGGACTACGTTCGCGGCCCAGATATCGGGGTTGCCCACCGGAGACATCCGGATGACGCTACTACCAATCTCGATCACGATTTCGCGGAAGGTGGCGTCGAGCCCCGCCTGGGCCTGCTCAGCGAACTGGCGGATGTTCTCGGCGAAACTGCCGTTCAGACCTGAGTATTTGCTCATGACCGCACCTGCAGCTCATACAGGATTGGTGTCCCGGCGGGATTCACCTCTTTCAACGGCGGCACGATGGACCAGGTACGACCCTGAATGATCACTTTGTTCAGCAAATCCGGCACCCACTCCAGCCCCTGCGCGGCGATCTTCAGCTTCTTGTCGCCCTGCTTGATGAGGCTGTTGTTCTGGAATTCCTGACCGGTGAAGTCGAGCAGCATGCCTTGGGCGGTCTGCTCTTTTGTGCTGTCGGGAGGTGCCGAACCGGCTTCCGGGTCGTACTCACCGACAGTCGTTGCGCGGATGGTCACCGGCTGGCCGAACTGCGTTATCAACCGCTGAGCAGTCGCAGCCGTGCGGTCGTAGAACGCGCTCATTGTCAGGCCCTCACAGCAAATAGGCCTCGTTTGGCCAGATAGTCGGCGAATTGGGTTCGGCTGGGTCGATCTGGTGCGGCCGGCAAAAGCCTACCGCTGGTGTTGCTGATCGGGGCGTATTCGACATCGACTGCGCCTTCAACTCGCTCGCGGATTACTGCGCCTTGACGTTGGTCAATCGGGTCGATGTCATCAGTGTGGATCTCGGCTGCCAGCGCCATCTGCCCGTACTGGATCCGCGCCGGCAGGTAGTTGTCAGGCTTGATCTCGCGATCCAACTCGACGCCCCGGCGCGGCCAGGACAGGGCCTGCTCGCTGTTGGTCTTCCGCCCTTTCCACGTCATGCCATCCATCGCCAGCGCGGCACGACGCAGCAACGCTTCCTGTGCTGGCACTCCCTCCGGAATGACCACGCCGAACTTCACGGCGTACATAGCCAGGTCTTCGGCAGATGCGTAGCTTTCGGCGTCAGGCTTGCCGGTGCCGTCCTCGATGATGAGAGTCATGAATCAGCTCGCTGTGTGGGTTGGTATCGGGCGGCCAGTGACCGGCTGTCCGAGTTGTTAGGCCTTCGGCAGTTCCGAAACTGCCTTCTCCAGCGACTCAACCGAAGCATTCGCCCGGTACGTCACGTTGGCGGCGTCGAGCTGCGCTTTGAGGTTCGCGATCTTCTCAGCATTGTCGACCGGTTCCGCTGCCGCCTTCAGGCGTTCGACTTCAGCGCGGAGAGATTCAACCTCGCCCGCCAAGTTGTCACGTTCACCCGTGAGGGTTTCGAAACTCTCATGAATGGCTTTCAGCGCACCAAACAAGCGGATTGGCAGTTCGCCGGCGCCCGGATGTTCTAGATCCGATTGCCCTTCGGCGGCGTCGATCAGTCGCAAAATGCCGTCGCGCTCGGCGCGCAGCATGGCGTTGTCCTGTTCCAGACCAGCAATGGTGTCAGTATCACCCGAATCCACCGCTTGGCTGATCAAAGGCTTCAACACCGAGACTTCGACGCCCTGCGCCTCATAAGCGTCGACCACCTTCGGCCAGTCGCCAATCACAACTGCGTGTGTCACACCCGCTTCAGGCCGATCAAAGTGCGCGGGATTGCGGTATCGCTTTTCCGGATCGAAGTCCGAGTTCTGAGTGGAGTAAACCAGTTCCATAAAAGTCTCCGTAGCGGCCATTGCTGGCCGCTGTCAGGCCAGTATCAGCCGCCGGCTGGTGGCGTAGTGGTCAGAGTGATCAGCACGCCGGCAGTCACCTTGTTGCTGTTGGAATGCTTGACCCAGTTCGCAGCCGAACCCACGGCAGCAAGCGTTGGGTTCGCACCACCAGCGACTTCCTTCCAGCTGTAGCCGAGAACATCGATGTTGACGGTGCCTTCAGCGCGGTAGCCGATACCCAGGTTCTCCTCGTCGTTCACCGCGTACGAACGGAAGCCGGGTGCCTGAGATTCAGTGATCACTACAGCGTTTGGCAGCAGGCCGAAGATCACATCTGCGGGCGCGGTGTCGGTGACCAGCACCGGCTTGCCGAGAGTGCCTGGCAGGCCGCCGTAGATGACGACACCCGCCTCTTCGTAGACCTTGTTCGCGATCGCCTCGTCCACGATGTCGAAGTAAGCGCTGGAGTGCATGACCCACAGCGCGATGCGGCCGAACTTGTCGCCGAACTTGCGCATACCGCGAGTCAGGGTCTTCTTGCCGTCGGTCTCGATATTGGCCGAAACCACCATGTCAGCGTTGGAGCTGATCGAGGCGCGCAAAGCAGCAGTGGCGTACTGGATGAAGCCCTCCAGAGTGGCGTCAGCAACGTCGGCGCCGATGATCTGGGAGAACTCGTCGACCGGACGACCACGGCGCTTGAACGCTTCCTCGGTGGTCTGGTACGGACCGTACTTCCACGGCGCCTTGACGCCAACGGCTTCACCTGCGCCGATCTTCTTCGCGGTCACCTTGCCGGTGGAGTTGACGTCGCGATGTTCCAGCGAGCCGCCGATCTTGTAGAACGAGCGCTTGCGGAAGTCGCCTTCGATCAGCTCGTTGTCGAGCACAATCGCGCCGTTGGACGATGCGTTGAACACATCGAGGTTGTCCTGGACACGCTCCAGGTATGCGGTTTGCGCCTCATCGTTGTAGATGATCAGGTCGCTGTTAACAGTCGTTGCCATGGGTGAATCCCCTTATTTGGGCAATTGCAGATATGCGGTTTGGCCGTGCTTGCGCTGGTAGTCGCGCTTTTGCTCGGCAGTCATTTCGGAGCGCTTGAATGCAGCCTGGCCGCCACCCCCGCCCGGGGCTTGTGTCCCTGAAGCCCTTGGCCACAGATGAGGTGCGCTTTCGCGCAGCGATTCCGCCCATTCGAGCGGGGTCAGAGGAGTCTTGCCGTCTTTGCCGAGGATGACCTGGCCGGATTCATCAACGGCGACTGCTTCGCCCTCTTCGTTCAGCGAGAACACGCCCTTGGCGCGCAAGATGATGTCGTCAGTGGCTTCCGGTAGTGCGCCGGCTTTCAGTGCAGCACCGCGTACCGAGTCGCCTAGGACTTTGCCCTGGAACTTGGCAGCGAATGCCTCGGCCTTCTCGGCGCGCGCGGTGACGGCTTTCAATTGCTTGTCGTTGTCCGCACGCAGCCGCTCGGTGCGACGGTTGAAAACCTCGTCCACTTTGCCCTCTGTCAGTAACTTGGTTTCTTCGTCTTGGCCGGCCCGGCTGAGTAAGCCTTTCACTGCGTCGATATCGATACCTTCGAATTGGGTTTCGAACTGCGACAGCTTGGTAGTGGTGTCCTTAAGCTTGCCCAGCAGTTCAGAGTTTTTGGTTTTCAGACCAGAAACGGAGGCCTCAACGGCAGTCGCGATAGCGGCCTTGATTGCCGGATTGTCCAGGTCGATTTCGTTTTCTTCTGCCACGTTGATGCACCCCTTGGGTATGTGTTGCCCGCTTTGCAGGCATAAAAAAGCCCCGGCATCTGCCGGGGCTAATTGAAAGAATTGACGACTAATAGTACTGATCAGTTTCTCAGTTTTTCTCGGATGGCCTTGAGCTCTGATAGCGCGGACGAGATATCTATCTCCCAGTGCCCTAACGTAGAAAACACAGTCGCTTGGGCCTTCGAAAGATCTCCTTGATGTTCAGTACTGAAATGGTCAAGAACATCGCTCACATCACGGAAAGAAAGTCTTATTTCCTCTCCATCACCGTAATTGAGGGTAAAAGGGAATCCTCGTCCGGTTGGTCCAGCCATATAGGCCTTCCAGCCACCCGCTTTTCCTTTGGCGCCTATTTGAGCTCCGCTGACTCTGACGGGCCTGTTTCCAGAGGAAATCAACTCCACGACTAAATCGCGTCCACCATAAATCGATGACCCATCGGCTGTCGGCTTAATCCCACACGTTAAGATCAACTTTTCCGCATTATCTTTTCTCTGTGTATCCGCCAGCCACACAGCAACAACCACCGCAAGCAACGCGCCAACTCCGGATACCCAGTCTCCAAGACTTCCCCAATTGGGCACGAAGCTAACGGTTGCATTAGGATTTAGGTTTACTCCGGCAGTGAGCCCCAGCAGGCAGCCAAGTACAAAGACAGCCAAGGCCCCCACCGCTATAAAATATTTCATGCCACCTCCATTTGATTGAAGGCGTTATAGCAATCCGGCCAGCTCAAAAGCCAGCGGTTCCAAGCTTTTCATTTGCACTAGGGTCAGCGGCGCGAAGTTACGATCAAGCTGCAGCTCGGCGAAACGCTGCACGGTCAACCCTCCCTCCCGGAACAGCTTGGCCCGGAGCGGGCCGATGGCCACGTCCTGGAACGCCGCCGGCTGAAGCTGAAGCCAGTGGTAGTAATCAAGATCAGCGCTGACCTGCCGCCCTCCATCTGCGCCAACCGAGGCCCGCGTGGCGCCCTTGGCAAACATCTCGCTGAGCTTGGTCAGCAGGACGAACGTGGTCCGGCAGTTCGGGTGAAACGGCGGACGCGGGCCAGAGTTGACCGGGAAGCGCCGCTTATCCATCGACCGACACTGCTGGCTGGTCTTGCTGTCCAGCGTGGCGACCATCTCGACTTCGGAAACGATGTCCGTGTTGGCCTTGGCCACCTCCATGCGTGCCTGGGACGACACATGCTGAATCGCGGTGTGCACAACCGTGCTGGCATTACGGTTGGTGGTGGCGAGAATGCCGTCCTTGTACCCGGCTGCCTTGGTACCGCGAATGTTGCGAATGATCTGGAAGTTCGTTTGCCCTTCGAAGAAGCCCTGCCGGATGGTGCCGGTTACGCGCTCGCGCTCGGCACTGGTCCAGCCATTGATGAACGACTTCAGCAGCTTGCCGCTGTCGCTGCCGCGCACACTGAGGGGATTGGTCAGTACCGCTGTGCGGATAGCAGCTGCCGTCGGAGCAACCATATCCAACGAGACACCAACGGGCGCCGACCGGGCCAGGCTCGACGCCTCAAATTCAGCCTCATAGTTTGCGATGTCGATCAGGTCGAGGTTCAGTTGCGCGCGGTAGCGGTCGAAGATGCCCAGCAGCAAACTGTCGACCTCCTTCAAAAGTGCTTCCAACCGCTTTACGTTGTACTCGGTCAGATCTGACTGCGTGAGCCGATCGCGTATCGAGCGATCAATCTCCTTGAGAAAGGGGGCGAACTTGCCGACCTCCCCAGCCTTCAGCTTTTCGAGGAAGACCGCGTGCCGGATCGTGGCGTCAAGGATTGCTTGGTTTACCGCCATTTGCGTTGTCCTCATCGTCCAGGCCCAAGCCGTCGCCCTGCTCCGCCAGCTCGCCATCGATTTGCTGGTCTGTGCGCTCAGGCGCGATCAGGCCCAACTTGCGCAGGTACGCCCGAAGATCCGCCTTGGCGAATCCACCGTTCTGCCAGAGGCCGACCAGTGCGGTGATCATTTGCGGATCCGCCGTCAGCTCCACGAACTCCTGATTGATCTGGTAGGCGACCTTCGCGTCGTCGACGCCCATGTAGGTACAGCACCACATGATCGCCCGGGTGTAAGCCTCGCTGACGTTCGCCACGCAGCCGGCAAGGACCGACGTCGATGCAGACTGATCACCACGGGCTTCGGTAGCCGTCTTGGACGAGAGGGAAGCCACCACCATTCGGGCGCCCAGCTCGATCATCATCTGGTTCTTGTCGGCCATGGCCTCCTTCACCAGCGTGTTCGGCAATGGCTGGGCGTATCCGAACTGGCCACCGGCAGGCAGCATCATCGGTGCTCGAGAACCAACGTAAACGCCGTTCTTCTCCATCCAGTCGCGCCACTGCTCGTCCAGACCCGAAATCCATGGCTGAGCCTGGCCGCACCAGAAGACACTGTCTTCATAGTCAGCGCTGTTCCGGTAGTGCCCCAGGTTGATCATTGCAATGTCGTATAGCGGTGACTCGTCAACGCTCGGGTCATTGTTCTGTGCGCCTACGAAGGTGAATGGGATTTCCTTCAGGCGTCCGGAGGCGCCGGTGGGTTTGAATTCCTGAACAACAGCCAGCGGTCCGCCACCTTTCGGCCCGGACCGGCGCCAAACGCGGCAGACAAAGCCATCATCCTCGAGAGCCAATTCCCGGTATTGCTCTACGACCTTGAAACCGAAACCGTCTTCGATCTCCGGTGATTCGCGCAACACCACCAAAGTCAGCACGCTGTGCCCGTTCACCATCCCTGTACGCCAATTGATGATGTCCTCGGCGCAGTACGACAGGATCACCGAGTGCCCACCGGCGCCGGCGTCTTGGTGATAGTCGACGTACAGACCATGCCGCCCAGCCTCAAGCACCTTTTCCAGCGTGCCTTGCGAGTGCTGGTAGATGCTCACGCCGGAGCCGTTGGCGTTGTCCTGCAAGTACTCCAGTTTCTTCGCAACAGCCAGGGTGGGGTCCTTGTGGAAAGCCAGGCCCAGCAGTCCGTTCCGGGTATGGCCTGTGGCGTTCTTGAACACCGCCCGCTCGCGATAGGCCTTGTTGCGATCCTTATTCTCAGGCGACGTGTCGTGAGCGTTGATGTACGGCAGCCGATCGACAACGCGGTGCTGTCCTGCGCACACGTCGCGCACGGTGGCCCAGCGACTCAGCGCTTCGATGTAGTCCGCTCGCTTGAAGGAGACGTCGTTGCTCATCGGGCGTATCCCATTTTGATAGCGGTGACCGGTTTAACGATCGGGTACTCGCGGTGAATGAAGTAACCGCCGCCGTCGTTGGCGTGGTCGTTGCCTTGGCTCTTATCCGGCTCGCCGTTGGGCGCCCAGATCTGCTGCTCTAGGCCGTCGGCGTATGTCGGGCAGGTGAACGGGTTGACCAGGTAACGCCGCTCGCCCTGCGCGTTGCAGAACATGGCGTTCATGGCGTTGATCCGATCCTTGACCGGTGGGTTGGCCGCCGGCGCGATGACTGTGAAGCCTGCCTGCTTGAGCATGGCGATATCGGTGAGGCTGGCATTGACCGACTTGCGCGAATCACCGGAGGCGTCCGGATAGATCCGGATCTCGCAGGTTTTCCGGAAGTCGTTGCCGGTGTGTTCCCAGTACCGCTCTTTGATGCGACGAATCATGTCCGGCGTGTCGTAGCCATCCATCAGCTCATCTACGGCGCGCGGCAGGCCCTGATCGCGTTTGACGTGGGTGATCGCCGCCATCTTGCCGACGTTGAAGTCCATACCGATGAACAAAGGCTCACCGGGCTGCACAGTGTCGAAGCACTGATTCAGCTTGCGGTCGTAGGCGTGGTAGATCGACCCGGACGTCAGGTTGACGAACTGGCCATTCAGGTACGCGCGGATCAGCTGCTCGGGGTACGACTCCATCAGCGAGGCGATGTAGTCGTCCGGGAGGTTCAGCTCGTTGTCGAAGGTGCTGGCCTGGATCAGGCCATACATTTCCTTCAGCGCCGGTTTTTCGCGTAGCTGCTTCACGAACTGCAGAAAGACGAACTTGAAGCCTTCCGGCGTCGTGGTCACGTCCACGCCGTTCTTCAGTCCGGGGATGTTGTAACGCATCCGGGCGATGATCTTGCGCCAGGCCTGCTGCGCCTTGATCGACGTCAGCACATCCAGCTCGTCGACCAGCGCGTGACCGATCTTGAAGCCGACGATGGTCTGCGGCTTTTCCATCGACCGGCAAATCACAGTGCCGCGATACTGCCGGCCGCTGTAGATGTGAACCTCATGGTTCGCCTGGTTGATCTTTGTCTTCAACCCCCAGTCGTAGGCCACCTCCTCCATCGTGGGATAGAAGATGTCGCGGATCTGCGGGTAAGTCGGTGCGAAGTAGCCAGCGTTGACGCCGGGCCACTCCATGAAATGCTTGCTCAGTGCCGAGCATCCGACCCAGGTCTTTCCGGAGCCGAACCCAGCAACGAATGCGCGAAACTTGTGGGGCAACAGGAGGAACTGCGACTGCGGAACGTTAAGGCTCGGCATTCGGCTTCCTCGCATCCACTACGTCGACCTGAATGCGCGTCGGGATTGCCGGTTCGTCGTCAGGCTCATCCTTCCGGTGCCGATTGACGTAGACGTCGCCGACTTCCTTCGCGGCCTGCTCCAGAATCTGCATGGCGAGGCCAATGTTCTTCATCGTCTCCGCCTTCTCCACGAACCGGTTCATGGCGCGCAAGCGATAGGCTCGGTTGGCGATCGGGATCTCGGCGGTTTCTTCGCGGAAACGCTTGCGGGCATCTTCGAACATCGTCACCCAACGCTTGGCTAGGCCTTTCCCTGATGTCTTTGTGGGGTCGTGTGTCTCCACCTGTTGGCGAGTCACCGATATCCCGTATTCCTTTTGGACGGCTTCAACAACCTGTGAAGGCGTGTCGAAGCACGCCAAGGCCTGAACGATAAAGGCCTTCACGTCGTTTTGAAGGGCTGCCATAGATTTTCAACCGTCCAGAGCCTGTCCAGAATCAGGCCGACTTGAGCAGACAGGTTCCGCAGGCCCTCGATATGTTCAATTTCCCTACCTCAGCAGGATTATTTGCAGCGTCCACCAACTCTTGAACCGCCGGGCTTGCACCGTAGCGGCGGACGACACCGACGAACTCTTCAACGTCGTGTCCGCGCATCTCAAGCCTGGGTAGGCCGTCCTGAGTGAACTTGAGTGCGCCGTATTGATCCTTCGCCTGAGCAATGTGATACAGCTCATGCTCGACCAGTGCGCAGAAGTCAGCGTCGGAACAGTCAGCGCAGTAATCGGCTGCCAAAGTGATGATGTAGGCCGGCACGTCGCCGAACCAATCACGCATCTGTTGTTCCATCCGGGCCTTCTGCCAACCGCCGGCGCGGAACGCTACCTGTTCGGCCTGGCCCACCACCGTGCGCCCCTTCTTCGTAAACCCA